ACGCGCGAGCAACTGCATGACTTGATCCAGTTCTTTCACGCGATGAAGGGGCGGTATTACTCGTTCCTGTATTTCGATTGGGCCGACTATTCGTCGAACTTCGCCACAGCGACGGAGCAGCGCGGCGTCCCGCCAATCACGGATACCGATCAGGTCATTGGAACAGGCGACGGCGCGACCAATGTCTTTCAGCTGTCGAAGACCTATTCGACCAAGAACGGCTCGACGTCGCACGTGCGCAAGATCACCAAGCCGATGACCGAGGAATGGACCGACGCGCAGATGACCATTCCTTGGTCTCCCGTGCTCGTGTCGCTGGACGGCTGGTCATGCGCCAATTTCACCGTCGACAAGATGACGGGTCTGATCACGTTCGGCGCTCCTCCGGTCATCACGGGGACGTTCAACGGCGTGTTGCTCGACACGACCAAGGTGCAATACACCGGAGCCCCCGGCACCTTCCCGCAGCTGTTGCTCGATCAAACGGTGAAGATCACCGGGGCCGCGACGCAGAACAATTGCGGCATGTTCACCACGGCGAAGTGCATCAGCGTGGCCGAGGACGGCGGCAACTGCGTCATCGAGTATTTCGGCCCCGGCAGCGAGCCGATCTCCGGTTCGTGGGACATGACGATCCAAGGGCATGACGGCACGCCGATCCTCAGTTCGACCGTGTTCGCCGGCTTCTATTTCTATGTCCCCGTGCAATTCGACACGGACGAGATTTCGACCAACTTCGACGATTACGGCGTCGGCGCGGTCGACGGCATCAAGCTGCTTGAGGTTCGTCCGACCGAAAGCCTTGGGATTTAAGCGCATGAAGAACATCAACCCGCTCCTGTTCGAGGAGCTGTGCAAGACCTCGAACAACATCGTCACCGGTTGGACGCTCACGCGGCAAGACGGCGTGGTCATGGGCTTCACGTCGCATGACGTGTCGTTCGTCTACAACGGCATCACCTATAATCCCGCCAACGCCTTCAGCGCCTCGGCGGCCGTGTCGAAGGCCGACTTCTCGCTCGACAACATGGAAGCCGACGTGCTGTTCACGTCTGGCATCGACGAGCAGGACGTGCGCAATGGCGTCTATGACTACGCCTCGGTGCAGATGTTCTGGATCAACCCCTACAACCCGCAGTGGGGCTCGATCCCGATCAGGGGCGGCAACCTCGGCGTGATCACGATGGAGCAAGGCCACTTCAAGGCCGAACTCCGGTCGTTTCAGGAGCAGTTGCAGCTGCCCTTCGGCGAGATATTCACGCTGGAGTGCAACGCCAAGCTGGGCGACAGTCAATGCAAGGTCGTCACGTCGGCCGGCGCATGGGCTCCAAACACGCAGTATTTCACCAATTGGGGCGGGGGCAGCTCGCAGGACGCAGCCTACGTCAGCGTCGTGCGGCCTAGCACTTACAACGGCTTCTGGTATCGGGCGATCGCGGGCACAACCACGCAGACCATCCCCAAGCCATCGGGCGAGAGCTATTCCGGCAACATTTGGGTCGGCAACGCCTTCCTCTATACGCTGATGTATGGGCAGGACCCGCCGATTTGGGTCGTTGTTTGGGCGATGCAGTTGCAGCAGGCATGGCTGGCCAATCCCCCACAGGGCTCGATCACCACGGACAACGTGACGCTCTCCAGTGGCAACAGCGGCGCGACCGAGCCCGCGTGGCCGACGACGCTCGGCGCGACCATCGAGGATGGCGGCGTGACGTGGCAGGCGATCCGCGCGCGTGTGCAATACGGCACGGTTTCCGGCGTCGTGAACCGCATGGGCTTCGTGGACAACAGCATGGCGGAAGACACCGACATGTATGAGTTCTTCCAGTATGGCACGCTACAATGGCTCACGGGGGCCAATGCCGGCGTCGTCACGGAAATTCGCGACTTTCAAATCTTCAAGCCCGGCTATCCGACGTTCCAGTTGATAGACGTGATGATGGCCCCTATTCAGCCCGGCGACACCTATTGGGTCGCGCAGGGTTGCAATCACATTCGCTCGACATGCTCGACGGTGTTCAACAACGTCTGGAATTTTCGAGGGTTCCCCGACATGCCGACCGAAGACACGGTGCTGGCGACGCCGAACTTCGAAAACGCCAACGCCAGCTTTAACCTCTAGGCTTCGCGCCCGCTTTCGTGCATTCAATTGCACGACGAACCTTTAAGGAGAAACCATGCTGTCGCGCGCCCTGATCGTCCAAGAGGCTCAAAGCTGGGTCGGAACCCCCTTTCAACATCAAGGTCGCACGAAGGGGCCGCACGGCGGCGTCGACTGCGTCGGCCTGATCATCGGCGTCGCCAAGAACGTCGGCTATCACCCGCAAGACACGCCCAAGAATTACGCGACGCAGCCGAACACGCCGATGTTGGTGGGGGTTTGCGACAGGCTGCTGACCAAGCCGGCCAATCGTCAGGGCCTCGATAAGGCGCTCCCCGGCGACATTCTCATGTTCGCCACCAATCAGGCTGGACAAGGCACGCATCTGGCTTGGGCCGTCATGCTGAGCGGTCGGCTGGCCATGCTGCACGTGATGTCGACGCAGGGCGCGACGGTCTGTATGCACCGGATCGCCCCGCCGTGGTCGAGCAAATACCTGACGACCCTCACGCTTCCGTTTACCGAGGAGCCCGCATAAGCCATGGCGACAGGCGCGATAGGTTTGGTGCTTGGGTTGGGGGGCATGGTGCTCTCCAGCCTGATGGCCCCCAAGCAAAAGACGAAATGGAACTTCGGTCCGCGCGTGTCGGACTTGAACGTGCCGTCGGTCAACCCCGGCAACACGATCCAGTATGTGTGGGGCGAGATGAAGGTCCCGGGGCAGTTCATCTACTGCCAACGGCTGCAAGAGACGACGTGGATCATCACGACCTATATTTCCAGCGACAACATCTCGTCGCTGTTCGGCGGCGGCAAGAAGCCGGTCTACAACGTCAAGTTCACCTATTCGTCGTCGATGGCGCTCGCATGGTGCAAGGGGCCGATCGTTCAGGTCAATCGCATTTGGGCGAACGGCAAGCTCATGTGGGTGAACCCGGACATATCGCAGGCGGAAATTCAAGCGGAGTTCGACGCCTGCTATTATTCGGAACAGAGCCGCCTGATCTCGCTCGGCGTGGACGCCACCGCCGCGTCCTGCTCGGCTTACATCTTCGCGATGAACAATTACGTGAACCCCGAGAACGTGGCTTGGGGCACGATCATCAGCGCGACGCAATACATCACGTCGCACCCGCCAACTCCGCTCGGCAACTTCAATGCCGGCGCGGTCGGCGGTGAGATCATTCAGCTGTTCGATCCCATCGTTTGGGACATTTTCTATACGCCGACGATGGTGCGCTACGGCTCGATCACCAATTACGTCGGGGACGAGAACCAAGAGCCCGACCCCACTCTGCAATCATTCGCGGGCAGTCAGGCGGCTGACGTGCCTGCCTATCGCGGTATCGCCTACACGGTGATCGGCCAGTTGCAGCTCGGCGGCTTCGGCAACACCATCCCGACGTTCCAAGCCGAGATTTTGGAGCGCAACGGGCAGGTCCGCATCGTGGACATCATCAGCGATCTGATGACCTTGTCTGGGTTGAGCGGCGACGGGCAGGCGAACCCCTACGGGTCGATGGACAACACGCTGGTCGTGGACGGTTACGCGATCACGCAGGCTGTCGCCACGCGGCAAGTCTTGCAGGACATGCAGAACGTCTTCCCGTTCTATGCGAACGAGCAGAACTATCAGCTGACGTTCCACAAGATGTTCTCGCGCCCCGTCGCGGTCATCCGACGGGAGGACTTGGCCTCGCATCAGCGCGGCGAGGATTTCCCGTCTCCAGAGGATTTGAAGCGCGCACCCGACACGGACCTGCCGCGCAGGTTGAACCTGAAATATCAGGAGAAGGCACGCAACTTCTCGATGAATACGGTGTGGGCCGAGCGTTTCTCCGGGCCGTCGTTCACCGTCGAGGACATGGACATCACGTTCGCGCTGGAGCGGCAGCAGGCGCAGAACCAAGTCGAGGAGATGCTCGCCTACCGCTACTTGAACCGCGTGTCGGTCAAGGTCATCGTGCCGATGAAATACATCATCCTCGACCCCGGCGACATCGTTTACATCCCGAACAAGTATGACCCTACGGTTCGGGACATGTGGCGGATCATGTCCATGACGGTCGGAGCCAACGGCCTGATCGAGATGGAGATGAACCATTTCGAATACATCTCCGAGGTGCAGTCGATGGTCAGCGTCGACCTGCCAGAGATCGCGCA